TGGACATTAGACATGGCAGATCAATGTGCACACAAATGGTTTAAGAATTATTTTGATGTTGTTGAAATGCATATTGAAACAATGAACACACCCCCTTATTCAAAATTAGCAGTATGGATCTGGAAGAAAAAACAACACGTAGGAGCAACGCGTAATTGAATCCATTTGCATTAATCACATCAATATCAAATTCAAAGATTGATATACTAGAAAATGAGAAAGACTATAATGCTTTTATGGTAAACCGTGGTCTATCTTACTTCCCTGACACTGTCATATACGCTAATGAAATGAACAAATTTCATCATCTGGATGGCCGCCTGCAGTTCGACTTTCTTATAAATACTATTAGAAAACGTAATCGTTTTTCCAAGTGGAATAAGTCTAATGAATCTGAGGACATTAATGCTATCAAAATATATTATGGATACAGTAATGAAAAGGCTCACGATGTTCTTCCGCTTTTAAGTAAGGCAAATTTGAATACTATAAAGGGAAGAATATTTCATGGCGGAACACAAAGATAGTTTAGTCAATTGGACACCAGATATGATGTTAGAAGTTACTCTAGCTGAACCTGATGACTTCTTAAAAATCAGGGAAACATTAACTCGTATGGGTGTAGCATCCAAACGAGACTCTCAATTATTTCAATCATGTCATATCTTGCACAAGCAAGGTAGATATTTTATAACTCATTTTAAAGAGTTATTCTTATTAGATGGTAAGCCATCAAACCTAACAGAGAATGATATTCACAGACGTAATACAATTGTTACGCTCATGTCTGATTGGGGATTATTAGAGACTGTTAAACCTATTGGAGAAACTGCTCCATTAAACCAAATTAAAATTATATCGCATAAAGAAAAAGGCGATTGGGAATTATGTCCCAAATACAATATAGGTATTAAATGAAAAACTGGTAAATAAAGTTATATTATGATTACACATTTATTATTAGGGACCATGTTTGGTCTCGTCATTGGATTATTACCCGCTGCTGGGGCCACGACAGGTCTTGTCATTCTATTTGGCTTCATGCATCTCTTCTCAGATCCTTATCTTGGCGTTGTCTTTTGTATGGCAGTAGTCGCAGCATCCACCACGGGAGACACATACTCAGGTGTTTTATTAGGAATTCCTGGTGCAAACTCATCCGCTGCTACAATGATAGACGGACATCCATTAGCTAAACAGGGTAAAGCAACATATGCTTTAACTGCAGCGATCACAACAAGTACAGTCAATGGTCTCTTTTGGGGAACACTTACGTTTGCTTTACTCCCTTGGTATATGAATCTTATGATGATCTTTGGAGTACCTGAACTATGGGCATTTACTATGTTAGCACTTGCTTGTGTAGGATTTGTTAGTAATAGATTTTGGATAAGAAGTATTATTGCTATTATTATTGGAACATTACTTGGAATGATAGGAGTAGATCCTATTACAAATGCTGATCGTTGGACATTTGGTTGGGATTACTTAGCCGATGGTATTCAAATTATGCCAATGGTTGCTGGTCTATTTGCCATACCCGAAATATTAGATGGATTAAAACAAGGCAGTGCAACAACACAGCCTCATGATACATCAGGTCAAACATGGGATGGAATTAAAGCAACATGGAAATATAAATGGGATGCATTAAGAGGTGGAGCAATAGGTGCATTTATAGGATTCTTGCCTGGCATTGGTGGTGGTGTTGCTGATTGGATGGCATACGGTTCGACATTAGCCACACATCCGAATGAGGAATTTGGTAACGGTAATATAAGAGGAGTGATTGGACCAGAAGGATCTAATAATGCTCAGAAGGCAACGAGTATGATCCCTACCGTATTGTTTGGTATTCCTGGTGCTTCCTTTGCTGCAGTACTCATGGCATTATTTATGTACTTAGGATTTGAATTAGGTACACCTGATCTGGCGTATGACACAAAATTTTTTAGTAGCCTTACATATGGATTTATGTGGGGTACGGTATTAGTTGCTGCAATATGTATTGCCTTAAATAAATATATCTGTAGGATATCTTACGTACCGTATAAATATTATTTTCCATTGCTTGTAGGATTTGTTGTTTGGGCATGTGCTCAATACACAGGCGGATGGGAAGATTATATGATCCTTGCAATATGCTCTGTTCTGGGCGTTGTTGGTAAGGCATATAAATATAGTAGACCAGCCATGTTAATGGCGTTTATATTAAGTTATAAGGTTGAAACGTTGACTATTCAAATGAATGCCCTATACACGTGGGATACTCTAATGACTAGACCAATATTTTTAGGATTAATAATATGTATTGTATTATTATTTGTATTATCATTAAAGAAAAATAAACTGGAGTATGCATGAAAAAATTACTAACACTTTGCCTTATGGCATTCACAACATCAGCAATCGCTGACTACACATTTGTTGTGCCACAGAAACCTGGCGGTGGAACAAGTGTATGGGCACAAATTATTGCTGAACAACTTGTACCTTTCTTAGGAGAGAACATAGTTATATTACATCAGCCTGGAGCAAGAGACATTCCTGGCTTTAACACTTGGCATAACGATCTGAGAGATAATGACAAAATCATTATGGTATCTCATGGTGGTAATGGTGTTGCATTCCTACAAGAGAATGTAGACTATAACTATGGTGACTATGAATCAATTGGCCTTATGAATTTAAATATTATTGCTGGTAAACGTATTGGTGCTGATATGGAATTCCCTAAATTTGCTGCGGGATCTGGTCAAACACCAGAAGCTTGGGCAATGACCATGTTAATATGTGGTCCAGACAAGACTATGGCATTCTATGCTGCCTGCTTTAAAGAGCATGTAACTTGGGTAAGCGGTATGTCTGGTGGAGAACGTAGACTTGCATTTAAACGTGGAGAGTTAACTGGTACAAGAGAGAATCCAGCGGCATATAAGAAACACGTGGCTGGAGATGACAACGCTGAAATGTGGTTTCATCATGGTATACTTCAAGCAGACGGAAGTCATGCCGATGATCCTAACCACCCAGGATTTCAATTCGAAATATTATTTGAAGAGAAATATGGTGTAGCACCTTCTGGAAAATTTTATGATGCTTATAAACTTGTGAAGTCATTTCGTGATGGTATGCAAAAAGCATTATGGGTAAACAAAGGTAATCCAAACGCATTTGAATTACAAAATGCATTAACTAAAATGAGTCAAGATCCTGATGCTGTTGCAGCTATTCAAAAGAAGGTTGGTCAATATGACTGGCTTATCGGAGAAGCTGGCAATAACCATCGTGATACGCTTATGACATTTATTACTGCTGAAGCTTTACAAAATCTTGTATGGTTTAATACAGAAGCTTTAGGTTTAGCAAGTGTATATAAGGAAGACTTAGTGAAGTGAAGAATTGGATCTTTGTCACTGGTGCTCCAGGATCACGTTGGAGTGGTGTCGGTCAAGAAATAAGATGGACTAACCACGCTGATATTACTGATTGTACACCAGATAAAGAATACAAACATGGGCAATTCAGTGGTCATAAAGGAAACTATTATGGCCCTGGAATGCTTAATGGAACATGGCTAGATAAAGAATTAGGTACAAAAGAGCAATGGATTAATGAGATAAATAATAGTTACAAGGGCCCTGTAGATCAGGTCAAAGTAATTATGTCTCATCACTTTGCATATTATCTAGAAGAGATAATGGAAGAATTTCCAGAGAGTCAGATCATTGCGTGTGTACGTGATTGTGATGACTGTATGGAATGGTGGAAGAAAGCTGGTGGATGGGATATAACCTATCCTAGTTATGAATGGTATAGAGATGATATCAAAATGAAACATGAAATATACTATCAGAACAAAGCTATTCGCCAATGGGCTCATAAACACTCTGTAAAAAAGAGTGAAGCATTAGCCCAAAGGTTTAATAAATTTAAACCAATAGTCGAAGACCTAAAGGTTTTCGTGTATAAATAGAATTGAGTATGCCGAAAGGGTATTCATTTTTTAACCTTGCTATATATAGGAGGTCAATATGACAAACTTAGCATTTACAAACTTCCCGAGGGATACATTCCTGGGATTTGATTCACTCTTTAACACATTACAAAATACACAAATCCATGACGCGAGAGGCGCCGGATATCCCCCGTATAATGTAATCAAAAGAGATGATGGTCACTTTTTAATTGAAATCGCTGTCGCAGGATTTAATAAGAAAGACATTAATCTGACCCTTGAAAAAGGTGTTCTGACAATCACTGGTAAGAAAGTTACTGGTGCAGATACAAGAGACTATGCACATCGTGGCATTTCTCAAAGGGCGTTTGAGCGTTCATTCACAATAGCCGAGACAATTAAGGTTGTCGGAGCTGATATTGTAGATGGAATGCTTGTTGTAATTCTGGAGAACGATATTCCAGAAGAGGACAAGCCTCAAACTATTAATTTAGGTGACCTGCCTAAGCACGCTAAAAAGCTGTTGCTAGGCTAATAAATACTAAGGAGCACTATGGCATATTCAGATCAAGTTTTAGACCACTATAATAATCCACGCAATGTGGGTAAGATGGATATAAATGACCCGAATGTCGGGACTGGTATGGTAGGTGCTCCTTCTTGTGGCGACGTTATGAAGCTACAAATTAGAGTAGAAGAAGGCATTATTGAAGATGCAAAATTCAAGGCATATGGATGTGGTTCTGCAATTGCTAGTTCTAGCATGGTTACAGAGTTGCTCAAAGGTATGTCGTTAGATGAGGCAAAAGATATTAAAAATACTTCTATCGTAGAAGCTCTTAGTTTGCCTCCAGTTAAGATACACTGCTCAGTCTTAGCTGAAGATTCAATTAAAGCAGCAGTCAAAGATTATCAAGGCAAACAACCAAAACCACATAGGTAAATTATGAATGATTATAAATTAATCCGATTAACTTCGGGCGAAGAGATATTAGTAGAAATAAAATCAAGAAATGAAACATTAACAGTAGTAAAAGACCCAGTACTTTTAATTCCAGATCCAGGTGCAGCAGGTAGAATAACCTTTGTACCATATTTGTCTTACTGTGAAATGGATGAATTAACTATTAAGGAAGAACATATAATGTTTATTGTTGAACCTGAAGAAGGTTTAAAAATAAAATATGAAGATATGGTAGATGGTAAAATCAAACTGGTCAAACCCCCTCAACAAGAAATATTTACATAGAGGTATGTACTTTATATGTTATCATGATATAATGGTAGCATGAATCAAACTTTCTATACAAGCGCCTTCCGCCATGGCAAGGTGATTAAATATATGGGGTACGAAGATGGGAAGAAGGTTTCATTCTCTGTCCCGTATCACCCCACCCTATTTGTAACTAATAAAGGTAATAATGCCCACGATTGGAATGCCCTTGATGGTAATCCAGTAGAACCTATTGTATTCGGTTCAATGGGTGAAGCCACTGACTTTATTAAGTCGTACAGCGATGTACCTAACTTTAAAGTATATGGCAATACCAATTATGTTGTACAATATCTTAATGAGCAATTCCCTGGTGAGATCAAATGGGATCGTAATATGATTAATGTGACCTCACTTGATATCGAATGTAGATTCGGCCAAGGGTTTCCTGACCCCAAAGATGCTGACCAAGAGATTACAGCAATCACAATGAAGAACAATATAGATGATGTCTATTACACATTTGGTTGTGGCGAGTACGATACATCTAAAGCTCTTATGCAAACCCATGAGGTTCGCTATCAGAAATGTGCAGATGAGCGTGAACTCTTACACAAGTTTGTATATCATTGGGCGAGAGAATGCCCCGATGTTGTAACTGGTTGGAACGTAGAGTTCTTTGATATACCATATCTCATTAACCGTATAAGAAAAGTTTTTAATAATAATGGCAGAGAGAAATTCTTATCACCATGGAGAATGGTCGATGGCAAAGAAGCATTCGGCACTGGTATTAATCAAGCAAAACATAATCACTTACCGAAGGTTAAAGCATCTAAATATGAAATAAAAGGTGTGGCTATCTTAGACTATATGGCGATCTTTAAAAAGTTCGGTTACACATACGGCCCACAAGAGTCATACAAATTAGATCATATTGCTAATGTAGTTCTTGGTGAGAAGAAGCTTGACTTTGGCGAAGCCTCTAACCTTAACGAATTATATGACAATGACCATCAAAAGTTTATTGATTATAATATAAAAGACGTAGAGCTTATAGATCGTATGGAAGATAAGCTCGGCCTTATTACTCTATGTCTGACTATGGCATATAAAGGTGGTGTGAACTATGAGCAAGTCCTCGGGACTGTGGCTATATGGGATTCACTAATCTATCGTGACTTACATTCAAAACGTATAGCTGTACCAATGAATGAAGAGTCATATAAGGGTGCATATCCCGGCGGTTATGTTAAAGTTCCCCAAGTAGGAATGCATGATTGGATATGTTCATTTGATTTAGCTTCTCTATATCCATCAATCATTATGCAATACAATATGTCTCCCGAGACTATACTACTTGATGATGAGCCTAATGTTACTGTTGAAACTGTATTAGCTAAACAAGTAAAGAACACAACACCTAATACAGCATTAGCCGTAGGCGGCACAAGATTTAGTACAACTAAGCGTGGAGTTTTACCACAGATTATTCAAGAAATTTATGATGAACGTGTAGAATTTAAACACAAACAAATCAAGGCCGAACAAGAATTAGAATTATGTGGCAACAAGTCAGAGGTCTATGCACTTGAGAAGCGTATAGCCATTGCTAAGAACCAACAGATGGCATTGAAGATCCTACTCAACTCTTTGTATGGAGCAATGGGTAATAAGTGGTTTAGATATTTTGACATGCGTATTGCCGAAGGTATTACTCTTACTGGTCAAGCAACCATTCGTTGGGCCGAGAAGTATCTCAATGAATATCTTAATAAAACATTGGTAACAAATAAAGATTATGTTGTTGCTATTGATACTGACTCACTATATGTTTGTCTTAATGAATTCATTAAACGTCTTGGTCCAGCTAAACCAGTAGACTTCCTTGACTCAGTGTGCAGGGCCCTTGAAGGCACACTCAATGAATGTTATGATGATTTATATAACAGACT